GACACAGGGCTCCGTCACCCGTATCACGACCCAGCTCAATGCGCTCGTGACCCGGGCCGAGAACGGCGCGGACGACATCGACGTCACCGCGGTCCTGAATCAGCTCCAGTCCCTCAACAGCGTGCGCCGCACCCTGGACGACGTCGTGACCCAGGTCCGATCCGGCGCGCCCGATGTCGACGTCTCGGCGGTCCTGGCCAGGGCCAACTCCCTGCGCTCGATACGCAGGGACCTGGACCGGATGACGAGCGATCTGAGCGCCGGTGCGGATCCGATCCTCATCCGGGCCGATGTCGACGACGACGCGGACCGCATGCTGCGCCGGCTCACCTCCTCGCTCGGGTCCCTCGGCCGCACCGCGGGATCGGTGATCGGCCGGGTGGCCGGTGTCGTCGCAGGGATCGCCGCACTCGGAGCGGCCGGTGCAGCCGCGATCCCGGTGGTGGTCAGCGTGGTGGCCGCAGTCCAGAGCATCGTCCCGGCCGCCACCGCAGCGGTCACCGGGCTTCTCGCCATCAAGCTGGCTTCCGGAACCGTCAAACTGGCCATGGTCGGCATGGGGGACGCGATAGAGACCGCGCTGGACCCCAAGGCCACACCCGAGGAACTGGCCGAGTCGCTGAAGGGCCTGGCTCCGAACGCACGCGAGTTCGTCAAGGAACTCCAGTCGATGCGCGGGGAACTGCGCAAGCTTCAGCAAGGGGTGCAGAACCGGTTCTTTGACGGGTTCGCAGACACGCTGGAGCGCCTGTCGGATGCGGTCATGCCGGATCTGCGTCGGGCGCTCAACTCCACGGCGGACAGCTTCAACCGGGCCGGCCGGGAAGCGGGGTCCACGGCGGCCGAACTGGGGGAACGGGGCGTCCTCGGGCAGGCTCTCGACTCCGCGACGAAATCTCTTCGGTCCATGGAGAAGATCCCCGCTCAGGTCGTTGCCTCGCTGGGACTCCTGGCCGCAGCGGGAGGCCCGACGCTCGAGCGGTTCGCGGAGCGGGTGTCCGGCGTGTTCGACCGCATATCGGAGCGGGTGGCCACCGCGTTCGAGACCGGGGAACTGGAACGGGACGTGGAGGGTGCCGTCGACGTGATCCAGCAACTCGGCCGGATCGCGGACAACGTCTTCGGAGGGATCAAAAACGTTGTCGGGGGCGTGACCGAAGAGACGGGCTCTCTGTTCTTCATATTGGAAGAACTGTCGGAAGCATTCGAACGGCTCACCGCGTCGAAAGAATTCCAGTCCATTTTGCGGGAAGTAGTCACCACCGCAGGTGACCTGGTGGACAACATCCTCCCGTTGCTGAAGGAGGCGTTCGTCCAGCTCGAGCCCGTCATTGCGGAACTGGGACCGCCGCTGAGGGACTTCATCAACAAAGTCGGTCCCGAACTTCTCCCGGTCATCAAGGAACTGGGACCCGTTCTCCTGGACTTGGCAGTCATCTTCCGTGAGCAACTGCCTTTTGCCATCAAGGTCGTGCAGACCGTTCTCCAAATCCTGGCCGTAGTCCTCCGGGCCCTTCACTGGGTGCTGCAAAACCTGATCATCCCGATTGTCACCAAAGTCTCCGAGGTGATGAATTCCAAATACGTGACCGCCATCGCTGCGATGTCCCGGGCCACGGCCGAACGCATCGGGTCGGTCCTGTCCTCGTTTGAGAGATTCCGCAGAAGCGTGGCCGACGCGGTACGCGGGGCGGTCGATCGGCTCCGTGGCTTCGGTGTCGACATGGCCAATTTCGTAGGACGAATAGCCTCTTCGATCGGCTCCGCAATCAGCATCTTCCGGGGCACGCCCGGCCGGATTCGGGCCGCCCTTGGGCGCGCAGGCGCACTGCTTTACACCACGGGACGGGACATCGTCTCCGGACTGATCAATGGCATCACGTCCCGGATGGGTGGACTCCTGGCCACCGTGTCCAACATGGCAGCCTCCATTCGCAAGAAGGTTAAGGACGTGCTGATCATCTTCAGTCCGTCGCGCGTCATGGCCGAACTCGGTAAGGACACCGTCCAAGGAATGATCGTGGGCATCAAGGCCACCGTCCCCGATCTCGAGAACGCGGCGGCCGCCATGGCCCGAGCCATTCCGCGCACCGCATCGTCTCTGGCCGATTTCCCGCAGGCAGGAGCCGGCGCTTTCCGCATCATGACTCCGGAGCCCGCAGAGATGGCCGTGAACGTGTTCATCGGCTCTGACCGACTGGACCAACGGATTGACTACCGGGTCCGTAAGGACGGTCAGCGACGTATTCGGGACGACGCACAGGGCTGGAGATACTGAGCCGTGATCATCATATTCCTGGACTTCACGGCGGAGGCCGGCACGCAAACGAGTGCCAACCTGTACCGGTCCGACACCGCGTCCGGCCCGTGGACGTTTCTCCAGAACGTTCCCCTGGTGGGTGAGCAGGCGGTCTACGTCGACACCACGGCACCCAACTTCACGGACGTCTACTACCAGGCGATCGGGGCACCGGACGAGACGACGCTCGAGCTCGGGCCGTACCAGACCACCATCGAGAACGTCTGGGTCCGCGACCCGCTGCGCCCGTGGGCCGACATGGAGGCCGGGTTCTGCGAGACACCCACGGCCCCGTGCCAGGAGGGCGAACCGGAGACCGTGTGGGTCGGGTTCGGGACCCTGACCTACGACGCCGACGCGGTCACACCCGAGATCGGCGGCTCGGAAGTGGCCGCGTCGGTCTACGGCCGGCGCAAGAACCACTCGGGGTCTTTCACCGTGCTGACCCGTACCGTAGCGGCGCACGCGGCGTTCTACGACTTGATCACGGCCGGCGGGCCCCTCTTCCTGCAACTCCCCCTGATCTACGACCAGGGGGACATCGTCATCCAACCCGGTGACATCCCACGGTCGTACCTGAGCCAGGACCAGCGAAAGCCCTACCGGCTCTGGACCGTCCCCTACGTCACGGTGTCCGCCCCGCTCGGACCCAAACAGGGGACCGCGGACGCCAACTGGTGTGCGGTGGCAGCCACGTTCCCCACGTACGCCGATCTCACGGCCGGCGGAGGAACGAACCAGGACCTGGCGGACGGGACCCTGGTCGATCCCCCAGGCGATGCGGGGTTCGGAGAAGGCGGATTCGGCGACGGTGGATTCGGAGACTGATCATGACGTACACGCCCATACCGTTCGGCACGACCAATTGGCACGTCCCGGTGAACGATGCGTTCACCGACCAGGACACGCGCCTGACCACGGCGGAGGCAGAACTTGCCGCCACACCCCCGATCGGGGAAGTGGTCGCAGCGGACCACAACGCAATCGCCTGGACTGCTGATCCCGGCATGGTGGTCAGCGTCGGTGCGCTCACCTTCGGCACCCTCTACATGATCCGGCTCCAGATCCGGGAGACGCAGACGCTCACCTCCGTGGCGTACAACATCTCGGCAGCCGGCGCCGGGCTCACCGCGGGCCAGAATTTCGTCGGCCTCTACGACCTGGCAGGCACCCTGCTCCGGTCCACGGCCGACCAGACAGCCAACTTCGGGGCGACCGGCTTCTATCAGGTGAACTGGTCCACTCCGGTCGTCGTCCCGGCCGGCGCGTACTACGTGACGTGGCTGACGAACGGCGCCACCACACCCCCGAGCCTGACCCGGGTGGGGTCCTGGTCGTCCGGATCTAGCCCGCTCAACGTCGGACTCACAGCCGCCACGGCCCGGTCCGCCACATCGGGAGCCGGGCTCACCGCGCTTCCCGCATCGGTGACCATGTCCGGTCGCACGCTCAATGCTACGAACTGGTGGGCGGTCCTTCTCTGATGCTGACGCGGAGCGCGCATTACGCGCAGGCACTGACCGCGCCTCATCAGATGGTCGCGTACGTCACCTCCACCGACATCGACGGGAACCCGCTCACCCTCTCTCCGGAGGGCACGCCGACACTGCTCCCGATCCCGTTCACGTTCGGGTCGGTCTCCGCGCAGATCCAGTCCCGGGTCACGCGCAAGCTGACCCTGGACCTGGCTGCGGACTGGTTCCCCACCACGTCCACGTCCCCGCTCTCGGAGTCCGCAGCCGTACTCACCGCGCGGGCCGGGCTCAAGTACGGCAACGGCACCGAGGAGACGTTCCCCCTCTTCAAAGGCCGGGTGCAAAACCCGGTGCGCAACGACGACGGAACCGTCTCGGTGGAGGCCGATGACCTGGCCGCGGATGTCATCGGGTTCCCGTTCGAACGTCCGTGGAGGGTGCAGAATCCCGGCTCGGTCCTGGCCGAGATCCAGGCCATCATCTTGGACGCGGTCCCCCAGGCCATCTTCGATCTGACCGGGGCGCCGCTGGACCAGCCCATCCCCGCGGATCTCGTATTCGACGACGACCGCGGAAAGGCACTGGACGATCTCGCAGCCGTGCTCGGAGCCCGCTGGTACACCCTCGGTTCCGGGGCCTTCACCGTGCGGGCCTACGGGTACGAGGGCGCGACCCCGCTCCTGGACATCCGGGACGGGGACGGAGGCACGCTCATCTCGGCTCAGGTGGGCCGCTCGAGGGACGGAGTCGCCAACTCGGTGACCGTCGTCTCCGAGCGACTGGACGGAACCGACCCGGTCATCGTCACCCGCAGGGACAACGGCACCTTCTCCCAGACCCGGTTCGGGGGACCGTTCGGGAAAGTGGCCCGCGTGGTGCGCGTCCAAACCCCCCTGACCCAGCAGCAGGCGACCGACTACGCGGACGCCCTGCTCCGCGCCGGCACCGCGCTGGTCTCCCAGTGGGACGGGACGATGATCCCCGATTACTCGCTCGAGCCCGGGGACTGCGCGCGCCTGACCCGGCGCGGATTCACCGAGAACCAGGTGTTCGACACACTCACCTACCCCCTGATCCCGGAGGCCGTGCAGTCGTACTCGGCCCGGTCCGTCGCCTCCATACCCGTCCCCGAACTCGTGGAGTGATCCGTGAAAGCAACCCCCCTGCGCGGGTATCCCGTCCCCGAGTGCGACCCTCCCCTGGTCAAGGACGCCTCCGACATCATTCAGATCAAGAACCTGGCAGATGCGATCGACACGGACGTAGAGAACCTGACCGTGGAGGCGGGGCCCCTGGTCTACCCCGTCATCTCCAAGATGAGCATGTCCGCTCTGACCACCACGGCCACCGAGTTCACGGCCGTGTTCACCTCGAGCCAGTGGGAGACCCGGCTCAACATGAACGACGTGGCTCTGGGTCTGATCGTGATCCCGGAGTCCGGGTTCTACCAGACCCACATGTGGGCCTCCTGCAACAGTGCGACCAACGCCCTGATGCGGCTGAAGCTGTCCGTCAACGGAATCCCCACCGGAATCTGGGGCGGGTACTCCACCGCGGTCACCGGGAACACACCGCTCCAGTCGAGCGCCCACAACGTCAACCTGTTCCTGAGCGAAGGTGACCAGGTGTCTTTGATCATCCGTCACAATCTGGGGGTCTCGGCCACGTACGAGGCGGACATCCACGTACTCCAGTTGGCCCGGTCATGAACCAGACCCGGACCCTGGCACTGGACCGCGCGACCGGCCCGCGCGCACAGGTGCGCGTGGGGACGGTGACCGCTGCCACCCCGAACTCCCTGACCGTCAACGTTGCGGGGACGTCGATTACGGCCAGCTTCCTGCGCGGCGCGGACATCGTGGAGGGGGATCTCGTGTCCCTCCTCGAGCAAGGCGGATCTTGGCTGGCACTCGGAGCCCTGGCCGGCGTGGGAGCGAACGAGATCATCAACCCGTCGTTCGAGGACGATCTCCTGGGGTGGACGGTCTACCAGTCCGTGGGCACGTCCGCAGCCACCGTGTTCGGCCCGACGTCGCTTGCGGTGGACGGGAACTTCTACCTTCAGGTCTCCACCGAGATAGCGACCGCGACCAGCATCGTCTACTCGAGCCCGATCCAGGTCAGCGCCGGGGAACAGTTCTCCGTCTCGGCCTACGTGTGGGGGACCTACCAGCCGGCTGCAGCGGAGGACGCCGATGCCGACCTGATGGCCCTGTGGTTCGCCAACGACACGAATCTGTACCCCACCACGTCCTCCGCGGACACCGTGATCTCCTCCCTGACCAATGTGCCGTCCCGGGCGCCGATCTCCTCCCTGTCCGGGACCGTCACGGCGCCTGTCACCGGTTTCATGCGGATCGGGCTGCGCTCCGTGCTCTCCTCCACGGGCTCACTCGGATACGACCTGATCATTGCAAGGGAGCTGGCCTGATGCCCGGCACGACACCGAACCGCGGGTACCCCTACCCGGAGTACGACGATCCGCAGGATGTCCGGCAGAACATCCAGGACCTGGCCACGGCCGTGGACACGGACATGGACCTCCTGCACAACGCCATCTCCCTGTCCATCAACTCCCCCTCCGTCTCCCTCTTCAACACGACCGCGCAACCCATCGCAGCCGGGGTGCAGACCACTCTCACCTGGTCGACCCAGAGCTACGACTCGGACGCCATGTGGGACCCGGCGCCGGACCCGACCATCATCACGTTCCAGACTTCGGGGATCTACCTGCTCACGTGCATGGTCGGGTTCGCGGCCACGGCGGATGCCACCCCGCGCGATGCCGTGGCGGAGATCATGACCAGCGGACTCCCGTCCCCGGTCGTCTCCAAGAGCCTGCTGATGGACCAGACCACAACCACGTATTTCGCCCTGGCCGTTCCCTACCCGGCCACCGCCGGGGACACGGCTCACGTGCGCGTACGACACGACGGGGTCGCTGCCATCAACGTCACCGACACCCGGTTCAACGTCTCCCGCTTCGCCCGACTCAGTCCCTTGTAAGGAGTACGCATGGCCACCGAGGACTACGAACCCGTACCGGTCGATCCCACCGCGCCCCCGGTCACCGCGGACCCGGACCCGGATCCGACCGACCCGCCCACCGTGGGCGACGAACCGCCCACCGGAGGCTGACCCATGCCGGCAGTCACCCCCAACCGTCTCTATCCCTATCCGGTGGCCGCAGACCCCACCGACGTGCCCGGGGACCTGGAACGTCTCGCACTCGCCATCGAGGACGACGTGCAGTTCCAGTACGACCGGATCGTCCCCCGCAGCATGGCCAAGGCATGGCGGACGTCGTCCGGGTCCCTGTTCACGAACTTCACTTCCGGCGCGGCTGTCTTCCTGGGTCTGGACGATGGATTTCAGGTCAATGTCAACGCCGATTTCGAGATCGTTGGGACCCGTTTGTACCCGCGCGCAGAAGGCTTCTACCTGGTGTGGGGCTCCCTGAGCTGGCCGGTGGTCTCCACCGTGTCCCCGTATCCGCAGGGGCGCCACGTGGAGGTGTGGGCGAACGGCATCACGCGCTTGGGCCGGGACGGCTTCAACAACGACATCCCGGCTGCGGACGGGTCCGCCGAAACGGTCGCGTTCGGGGGCCGGGACATGAACGGGACGACGGACTATTTCAGCGTGTCTGTCCGGGCTTTCTCGGACACCGGGGCCGCCATCCCGACTCTCCGTCTCAACACGCGGTCGATCACGGCCGTGCGGATGAACACCACCTGAGGAGGACTCCATGTCCCCGTACCTGAAGGATCTGACCGAGCGGGTGCTGACCTCGTTCGCGGGAGGCACCCTGGCCGTGCTCCCCGTGGAGGCGTTCAACGTGGTCGACGTCGACTGGAGAGCGGCGCTGGGCATCGGAGCCGGCGCCGCTGCGGTCTCGCTCCTGAAAGGCTTGATAGCGCGCAGGACGGGCCCGTCAGATAGCGCAGGGCTCGGAACCTGACACAATGACGTGCCGAACGCCCCTCTTCCTGGACAGTGCCACAGGAGGAGGGGCGTTCTCTGGGTTCGGCCCGGACATCGAACGGGCCGAACGGGGAGGACCGGCCGCCTCTACTGGGGGTGGGGAGACGACCGGTCCGCTCTGGTCACCCGAACGGGTTCGCCGCCGGCTGCGGGGCCCCGTACGCGGGCTGCGGCTGCGGTGCGGGAGCCGGCTGCGGGTATCCGTACGCGGGCTGCGGAGCGGGAGCCGGGGCCCCTGCCTGCTGCGGGTATCCGTAGGGCTGCGGGGCGGGAGCCGGGGCCGGCTGCGCGGCCGCAGTCGGGGCGGAGGCTCCGTTGACCATGCGGTTCGCCAGGTAGTTCCGGGCGATCTGCTTCTCCTCCTCGCCCACCGCGTTCATCACCCACGGGTTCCCCTGACCCGCCTGCGTGCCCGGCTTCAGGGTGTCGATCCGGCACAGGACCATGGGCAGGAGCGACTTTCCGTCCTCGGTCTGGAGTCCGGCTGCGAGCTGGTCCTGACCGAACCACACACCGTGGTGGACATCGCCGCTGAGCCACTTACCGGTCGCCTGGAACTTGTGGAAGGTCTGCACCGGGCCCTGACCGTCGACCACGGTGACCGTCGCGGTGACGCGGTCCCCCTTCGGGCCGTTCGGGTTGCCGGCGGTCTTGGGAACGTCGCGCTCGACCTTGACCGGTTCGATGAGGATGAGCCGGCCCCGGAACGAATCCGCGGAGGCAAAGTCGGAAGTGCGAGGGGTGGGGTCTGCAAACGGGTCGTGAGCCATGTCCGGTGTCCTGTTCTCGGGTTCCTGTTTCCGAAGTGACGATTCCGTCCCGAAGCCAACCGGAGTCACCTCCGGGGCGGAGTCGCCTTCCCCTTCCATTTGTATTCGCCCCTTGGGGAGGGACTAGCGTTTATCGCCCGCCGGCAAGGGCCAAACAACTTCTCTGGACGTGTGCGGTGTCGTGCCGGTTAAGGACCGGGCTTGCTCCGCATCGTGGCCAGTGCCTCGTCTGATGCCCTTGTGCGTGACCCGGATTCGAACCGGGACCTGGATTCCGCTGGTTTTACCCAGTGGGAACCTGTGCTGTCCGCTACACCATCACGCCTACCGGCCCTCACTCCCCAGCGCCAACCGGTAGTCATACGGTACGGCCCACCACTGACACGTGTCAACAGTGGACACCTTCCCGAATACTTCAGAACGGAGGTTCTGACCCGGCCCCAATTGCCAGTGAATCGCGCTCATCCCGGGCGAGATCCTGCATGAACTGAAGACGTTCCATGGCAACGCCTGTGAGCCGCTGGAGTTCCGGCTCCGGGACGCCGGCCGCCCGAGCCGACTCCCAGAGCGCACCCGCCTCCGCAGGACTGTTGACCTCCTGGAACCGGCTCTCCCACGTCCACCACGGGTTGTCGGATCCGGGCGCCTGGGCACACTCGGGCATGGCGCAGTCCGAGGGGGAACCGGGGTGCTCCCAGAGACCACCGTTCCCGTCGTCGTACAGGTGGGTGGGAACGAGCGCCGGCTCCGGGACCGCGGGAGCCAGGTTCGGGGACCAGCGCGTGGGCTTCAGCCGCTGCGCGGCCGCCTCCCGGTTGCGGGCGCAGAGTTCGACGTGCTCCCACCCCTGGCGCAGATCGACCCGCTCCGCGTGGCAGACCGGTTCCCCGTCCTTCACGGGCATGTGGAACACGATCCCCTCGGTCGCGTCCAGGGTCCGGGCCGGCGCCACCCACCGATCCCGCCTCTCGTCCTCCATGTCCCACTCGTACGTCCCGTACTGGGTGTATCCGGCGACGTACAGGGCTAGTTGCCCCTGAATCTCCTGCCAGGCGTAGTCCAAGGACCCCGTCTTGACGTCGGACATCAGCACCCGGCGGGTCGCGATTTCCTCTACCGCCTGATCGA